AATGGTACACGGATTTATAATGGAACAGGAACATCTTATTCTTTCGCAGCAGCAGAAGAAACAACCTATAGTTTTTATGTTGTTGCCACGAACGTTGGTGGTAGCACAACTAGTAGTACGGTTACTTATACGACTCCAGCTGATCAAGCTAAGATTAGAATTAGAAAAGGCTTGCCAGCAGGGTATGAAAGATTAAACTATATTGAAGCAACTGGCACTCAGTATATTGATACAGGAATTACAATGAAAACATCTACAACTATAGACTGCCGCTTTGAAGTGATAGATAAAGTTAATGACTATTTGTTTGGGCAAGAACAAAATAGTGCTACTATGATGTATAGTGGTTTATATAATGCCAATACATATGAATATGGATGGGATGCTTATAATTTTCCAACGGCAGACTTTATATATATGACTCAGCGCATTGATGGCAATACATTGATTACCAATATCAATAATTCAAGTTTTAATATGCCAATCAACACTACATTACCAACCTACACAACAAAAATTTTTGGATGCAATAGCAATCGATATTATAAGGGGAAAGCGAGGGTATTTTTCTTTGTTATAAAAGAAAATGGCAATCCGGTAATAGAATTATATCCATGCAAGAGAACAAGCGACTCTGCAATAGGAATGTACGATGTTGTAAGTAATAAATTTTATCCTAATTTGGGAACGGGAACATTTGGATACGGTGCCATTACAGATTGGGTAAAAGGAAAAACTTACTATAAAAAGGATGGACAATGGCTTAGAGCTAAAAAAATATATATAAAAGTAAATGACCAATGGAAGATTGGAACTAATTACGATTAATAGGAGGGATAAAAGATGGCTACATATCCAATTAAAATGATGATAGATGAAAGTGGGCAACCTTTTGTCCCTCTTACATCTTTAGATGCGGTTATTGGAGAGAAGAATCTGCAATATATATTAGATGCAGAGGAATTAAGTGCAGGTCATTTTAAAGTTAATTTTAAAGACCTGGAAATGAAAGATATAACAAATTCAATTATAGTGGTAAGATGGCCACAAATTACTTCTACGGTTAAACCATCTTATCTTCAACTAAACGACAATACAGAAGCAATTTTATATGACGGTACAGGTAAAGAATACATGGATCTAGAAGATGCTTCGGGGACAATAAATTTATTAGCATATGACGGAACCAAATGGATACAGGCCACTGGTTCTGGTTCAGGTGGAGGACATGTAATTACTGATGGCGAAGGTCATTCTATGGAACAACAAAAAGTATTAAGTTTTGTTGGTTTTAATGTAGAGAATGATGCTGCAAACAGAGCAACTAAAATCGTAAATCCTACACCAATTAACAATTTAACAACAACAGAAAGTGGCCAAGGAGGTTTGGAGGCTTATCAAGGAAATATATTATCTAAACGTAGGGTTCCTACAGGAGGAACTAAAGGTCAAGTATTAGCCAAGAGCGGAAATGGAGACCATCAACTAGAATGGATTAATCAAGATTCTGACGATGTGGTTACAAGTGATGGCTCAATAGAAGAAATAATTGGATTAACTTATGAGGAATATAAAGCATTAGAAGCAGCAGGACAGTTAAATCCAACTACGCAATATCATATTTTAGATATGGCTGAAAAAAATACAACACAACTAACTGAAGAACAAATACAAGAAATGATAGATGAAACTGTTAAAGCTAATCCAGCAATTAAGGAATCTACTGTTTGGCATGACAATCACTATTATACTACTTTTTACAATGATTTGGTTTTAGTTTACGGCTATCAAGACGTAACAATGACTACGGCAGCAAGTCCTGCCGCCGGTATGTATTATGCCGATGATATTATTATCGAATTACCTTGTTATTTTAATGATTTAAACTATGTACCGATGGCTACTATGAGAGCGGATGGCGCTTCAGTGTGGATATATGCAACTCAGGTTGTTGACACAGATCATATTTCAGTAAGTATAGCCTCACCGTCCATGAGAGAAAACTTAACAGTTCGTATACACTATCATTGTATGGGTACTAGACGTAAAAATTAAGGAGGTATAAACAATGATTTTACAAAACGGAAAAAGAATTGATAGTTGCAGTGATACGGTACCTGTTGGTACTTTACAACCTTATCTTGGTTTAGTACCTCCTAAAGGGTACTTGGCGTGCCAAGGACAATTAGTAAGTAAAATAACTTACTCACAACTATATGAAATTTGTGGGGATACTTTTGGTACTTCCACAGAGACTCATTTCTATTTACCAGACTTACGTGGTAAGACATTGGCAGGATATGATGAAAACGACGCAGCTATGAATACCATTGGTAAGCTGCTTGGACAAAAGACTCACGTACATACAACAGGGAATCACACATTAACGGTTGCTGAAATGCCTAACCATTACCACGAACTTTATGATTGTTATTGGACAAATACTGATAATGTTACAAAGACTCAAATTTATGCAAATGATGATTATTGTAAAACTGGAACTCCAAATAGAGCATTAATTGCTAACGGTATGATGAATATGGAGAGAGTTGGAGGTTCTCAAGCCCATAATCATGGAGACACTGGTTCTAGTGCCAATTATCAGCCAACCATCACTGTAAACTGGATAGTTAAGGCAGTGATGTTAATTCCAAATTATATAATTGTTGAAGACAAACTAGACAGCGACAGTGCAGTAGACGCTTTGAGCGCAAGACAAGGTAAGCTATTAAACGAGAAGTTTGCAGATTATGCTACTAAAAGTGAAATGATACAATATTTACCTTTAAGTGGAGGTTCTTTGTCAGGAGTTCTTACCCTAAGTAAAAATTTATATATGACACAAGATCTATATGGGATGGATGCTCATAACTCAGATATAATTGGCCTTAACGCTTTGTATTGGGCAGATAAATGCGATTCGCAATCAGAAGGTCTTCATTTTTATAGAGAGGAAGTAAACGGAGTTGCTAAGTATGATACCTTATGTGGATACAAGGGTGAGGTGCATTGGATACCGAATAATGATAGAGATAGTTCTGTAACGAAACCAGAGTACATTCTTTTGGGTACTCATAATACAGATGACCATGTTATAGAACAAGGCACTGTCTCTGGATGGAGATATCGTAAATGGAAAAGTGGTATTACTGAGGCTTGGTGTACATTGACAAAAAGCACTACGGTAGTTAGGCCGGAAGGAAGTCTGTTCTGGACTGACTGTGGTATTTCAATACCTTCTGGTTTATTTTCTACTGCACCTACAGCTAATGCAAGTGTAGGTACGGCGGGAGGTCGTGGAGCTTATTTAGCCTTTGGTACCTTCAGTAAGACTTATATAGAAGGATGGATATTTACTGATATAAAAATTGAAACAGCTCAAGATTTTTATGTTAATCTTTATATGATTGGGCAATATAACTAATAGAGGATGGATAACATCCTCTCTTTTTATTTTAGCCCCTTGAAACATACTATAAATATAGAGTAATAAACAAATAATTTAAGGAGGGAGAATTATGGCAAAATACCCAGTTAAAATGTTAAAAGATGAACAGAATCAACCATTTGTTCCACTGGTTTCTGCTGAGAGTATTTATACAAATGATGACCTATCATTTGAAGAAAAGTTTGCAACCAAACTAGAAGCAGACAATTTGAAAGAAGGAAATGGAATTATATTAGAACAAAATGGAAATGATACAACTATTTCAGTAGATTTTGGGGCAACCGATAATATTATAGATAATTTAAACACAACTGTTGCAGGCCAAGGTCCATTGGACGCAAGACAGGGTAATGTATTAAAGAATATGATACCAATCATAGTAGATAATTTAGACAGTACAGACGCTACAAAAGTGTTAAGTGCAAATCAGGGCCATAAGCTAAAAGAAATGTCTGTACCTACTGGTGGTGCTACTGGTCAAGTATTAAAAAAAGCAAGTAATAATGACCATGAATTAGAATGGGGAGACGCCGCAGACCCTAATGCGATAGTTGGAGACGGAACCATTATGTCAATAGTGGAACTTTCATATGCGGATTATAAGACATTAGAAGCTGCTGGTGAATTGAAAGCTGATACAGAATATCACATCACTGACGTTGAAAATGGCACAACTACTTATATTACCAAAGACCAAATTGGCGACATGATTGAAAATAGCAAAGCTAATATGGGAGATATAGTTATTTCTTCTGCACAAAGTAAGAACTTACTAAATGATGCCCTTATAGGATTTTACAATACACATGAGAGAACTTTTACCAATACTGGCTATTATAATGAATTGACCATTCCAGATATCTCTCCATATAAAGTGGGGGAAACTTATACATATAGTTATGAATGTATAGCGACAAACGGTAGTTGGGGGGCTAGCATACTTATTTGGTATACTGATGGTACATATAATGAATGGAACTCTTATGGAGAAATAGGTCGTCGTAGTATGACTTTTATTGTGGAAAAACCAATTAGTCGTTTTGGTTTACGATTTTCTAGAGCTGGCGTTAACGGCTCTACAAAAACTCAAACCATTAAAAATTTGCAAATTGAAAAAGGAAGTACAATGACTTCTTGGACCCCTTATCGAAAATATGGGTATAATCCATTAATTGACGCGGGTAAAAATATATTATCGTCTAGTTCAATTACCGGAATAAATCATACAGTAAATTTGACAGAGAGTATTATGCCAGGAGATATTTTATTTTGTAAAATAGGAGATATGAGATATACTCCTTTATATATGGTGCCTTATGACTCAGAAGATTTTTGTATTTATGGTGAAACCAATTTAATGTATAATGGATCTTATGCCGGTGTGGGACATGTTATGGTACGTTTTTTATCTCCGGCAGATGGAAGAAGTACATGGAGAATAGATGTCTACACTACGAATTTTATGATATATGGAGACCCACATATATGGGTAGATACATCTCAGCCTATTACAGCAATTTATAAAATAACACAATAATCAAGGAGGAATAAAATATGATACTTAAAAATGGAAAGAGAATAGATGGATGTACAGATACTCTACCAGTGGGAACAGTTCAACCATTCTTAGGTTTAACTCCTCCTTTGGGCTATCTTGTATGTCAAGGACAATTAATTAGCAAGGTGGAATATCCTGAATTGTATCAAATATGTGGTAGTATATTTGGTACAGAAACAGATACACATTTTTATTTACCTGATTTAAGGGGTAAAACTATTGCAGGATATGATCCAGACAATGAATTAGTAAATACTATTGGTAAGCTCTTAGGTGCCGAAAGCCACGTGCATACTACAGGTAATCATACTTTAATAGAGTCAGAGATGCCCATGCACACTCATTCACTACCTTCTTCAGACCAATATGGCAAGAACTACACCCCTTCAAATGAATATATAGTTGACTCTCGTTCTTTATTGCGTATAGGTCAGGCTAATTTGATTTCTATGGGGAAATCTTTAACAGAGAGCGCAGGTTCTTCTCAGCCCCATAATCATGGAGACACTGGCGAAGCTTCTAATTATCAACCAACAATTGTATTAAATTGGATAGTAAAAGCAGCAATGCTTATACCAGAATATTTTATTGTTGAAAATACTTTAACAAGTACAAGTACTAGCAACGCTTTAAGCGCGGCTCAGGGGAAGATTTTAAATAATAAATTTGCAAGTTATTTACCATTAAGTGGAGGACAAATAACTGGAACCATTAATTATAATCAAGATGGAGTATTATTACATTGTGATTCTTCTCATGCTGATTATGATAGTACAATATCATATGCCAGCTCTGGGGATGAGGCCATGTTATTTGCTACCAAAAACCTAGTAACCAGTTTTATGTTTATTAATGGGGAAGACGTTATTAATACCTATGATAGAGATATGTGGCGAAATATTAACCCGGCACTACAAATTAAAGACAACAAGGTGATTATTAACAAACTTATAGGTCACGGAGGCCATGCCACTTATCCTTTAGAAGTTAATGGCACTATGTGGGCTAGTGGTGGCCTAATTGGAGGAGATGGTGGTACGGTTGGTTCCATCACTTTACGTACAGAGTATGATAATGAAATTAATTTTGGTGGTACTAGCACCTCGGATGTTCTCTTCTTTGGATATAGAGCAGCAGATGCCAAGCCGGCCCCTGTATTGTATACTTTTGGGGCTAGTGGGGTAGCTCGTCTTAAAGCTGCCGGCTATGATACTAGTTCATCGCGAGCTTGTAAAGAAAATATTACACAAGCTAATATTAACGCACTAGATATTATTAATAATACAGTTATCACGAAGTTTAATTTTATCGCAGATAAGAATAAAGAAGAGCGTATAGGTTTTATAGCTGATGATACCCATGAATTGCTATCAGGTATCAATCATGATAAAATGGATTTGAATAATTGTATTGGCGTATTAATGAAAGCGGTGCAAGAACTTAGTCAAGAATTAAATAAACTTAAGGAGGAATAGAATATGGCAACTTATCCGATTAAAATGTTAAAAGACGAGAATGGAACGCCTTTTGTTCCTCTCATCTCACTAGACTCGGTACAAGATACGGCGGGTCAAAGTGTTAGTGAAATATTAGATAAAAAATTAGAAACGACAAATCTAATTGCCGGAACTCAAATTGAATTAGAAGTAGACGGCAATAATATAACAATAAGTAATTCTGCTGAGGGAACTAAATTAATAGATAATTTAGAAACTGAACAAGCAGGAGTCGGAGCTTTAGATGCTCATCAAGGAAAAGTATTGTTAGAAAAAATACCAACGATAGCAAATAACTTAAATACTCCAGAAAGTGGTCAGGCTCTTAGTGCCTATCAGGGTTACGTATTAGCCGGTCGTGTTGCACCAACCGGTGGAGCTGAAGGACAAGTTTTGAAGAAGGCTAGCACTGATGATTACGACTTTGAGTGGGGAGATGCAGCTGATCCGAATGCTATCGTTGGTGATGGCTCTATTATGAAAATTATAGAATTAACATATGAAGAATATTTAGAGTTGGAATCGAATGGTCAACTACAGGATGATACCGAATATCATATTAGTGACTGGAATGAAAATGAAAGAACTTATTTAACTACTGAAGATATAGAAGAAATGGTTGTTCAAGAGACAAATACAAAATTTGATTTACAAAATGCTAAAATTTTAGAGAATGGTACTGATTTAAATAGTATTACAACTCCTGGCACTTATCGTTCGTTTGACACTGCTACAACTTCTACAATGAGTAATGTTCCAGCAGGACAAACAAGTGGATTTGTGTTGTTGGTATGTATAGATGCAGGACGACTTGGCTCTAATCTTCGACAAGAAGTTTTTAGAGATGAAAGAACTTTTATTAGATATACTAATGATCAGGGGGAAAATTGGTCAGAGTGGCAGACATTATGTGGTTATGCGGTTGGAGATGTTATAATAACCGGTTCTAATGACGATCCATCAACTCGTATGGGTGGTAGATGGACACTAATAGACAAAGAATTTAGTAATTCTCAAAACTTATATAGTGATGCGACTGATATCGCTAAATATGTTACAGCATACAATGATAATGTGACTATCTCCGAAATTGTTGTTAGAAGAATAGGACATAGCATAAATCTTAGAGTTGCGTTTAGTAATAACATCGCTTTAACAGACACGACAACAACACTTATGCAATTTAATCTTCAAGCGCTTGGTATTAAAGGTTTATCATACACTCAACATGGAATTCTTATAGGCTCAGATGGTGGTAATGCTGTATTAAACTTAAGCATTTACGATGATGGAAACGTTAGCTGTGTGGATGTTATTGTTAGAGGTAGTGATACTGCTTCATTACCTGTTGATTCGTCCCCAAGATTATTTTATAGGCAAGATTGTTGGTACAACAATATGCTAGATGATTTTTGTGATAGATTTTATTGGAAAAGGATAGCTTAAGGAGGAATAGAACATGATACTTAAAAATGGAAAAAGATTAGATGGCATGGGAGATAGCATGCCAATAGGTTCTATTGTTGAATACAACGGAACAGACATTCCAGATGGATGGGAAATTCTTCCTGGAGATGCTAATGTTTACATAGGTCCAACCAAGCCAACTGAAGGCCAAGAGGTGTGGATTAAAAGAAATGAAAATTTATGGGACAAAAATTATTTTTTACCAGCTTACACTATTGATGCAGAAACCGGAATTGAAAGAGAGTTTCTCACAACGGGCTGCGGTACCAATTATATCGAGGTTAAACCAAATACAGATTATGTATTCAAAGCCTCTCAAACCCTGGCGGCGCTGCGCTTAAGCGAATACAATCAAGATAAAAATCATATCCAAAGGCAAGGTACTAACGAATCTGATGCGCTAATTATTAGAACTTCTCCCACAACAAAATTTTTAAGATGGAGTTTTAATTATAATGATGCTAATACTGTAACTTCCAATACACTTGACGGCATAAATTTATATTTAACCGAAGGTATTGTTGAGATTTATGTAAAGGATGCAAATAATCAATATGAAAAAATTACTTCAGATAGTCAGGCGGTTGAAAGGGGGGAAAATATAGAAGGAAATACACATGCAACTTGGACTAAATACGCTGATGGAAGAATGGAAATTACAAAAAGAGTAAGCGGGAGCGCCGATGTAACTACGGCGTGGGGTTCTATATATACTAGTAATAATATATCCCTTGGAGACTACCCAGTCGCTTTTGTAGACAGACCTATAGTAAATATATCTTCCGTGACGGCCACGGATTCGCAATATATATTAACCGCGATTAATTTATCTACTAACACCGATGATAATATAAATATAGGAACGGTATGTATATTAAGACCAAATTCAAGAGCTGGCACACCATATATATTTGATATTACAGCGACTGGTAGATGGAAATAGGGGGTATAAATTATGAAGATACAAAAAAAATATCAAGGTGCTATACCTCTTAACAGGATAGCCAATGAACACAATGAAAATGAAGTAAATACATATAGTACGCAGTATTTAAACAATAAATTAGTGTGTGTAAGTCCATATTCACCAGAAACTGGAGAAATGGTATGGATTCAAACAAGTAATAACTTATTCCCAGGGTGGAATGTAGGAAGACATTATGGCTCTTCTAATGGTGTTTTAACTTTTGATACTGATAACAGTTCAACAGATTTGATACCTGTAGATTTTACAACAAATAATAAATATACATTTAGTAATTTACCCGGTACTTCTAACATTTATATAAGTGCTTTTGATAGCAACCGAGTTTATGTAGGTAGAACTGCCAGTGGAATAAAAACAGAATATACTTTTTATCCAGATAGACTACAATCAAGCGGCGCTGGTTCAGGAGATGCTAATGACATCAAATACATAGCGGTAACTTATCAAAATACAGATGTGCCTGATAATACTATGTTAAACTTAGGCTCTGATGCATTACCTTACGAACCTTATATAGATAAAAAAATCTATATAAAAAATGACAATGGGATTTATGAAGAATTTTGTCGCGTAGAGAACAAAAGCGCCGTATTGTGGGAAAACAAGGCCCCTACAAGCTCTTTTGAACCACAAAGTATACGTTTAAACTCAGACGATTACGATTACTTAGAGTTTGCTTTTTGTCCTAATACTGGTAATAGCGAAGCATATTGGTTTAAAGTTAAAAAAGGCGATAATATTACAGCGCAATTAATTACTGGTGGTACATCAGCGGTGTACATTAGAAACCGTATATGTGACTATGTGTCAGATACAGAATACAGTTTGAGGGACTCAAGAACCTTTAGCGCTTTAAATGCTGCTAACAGTGAAGTTGATAATAGTAGGGTTATTCCTATATGTGTTATAGGTTATAAATACTAATCTTATTTATTAGGGAGAACTAAACAGGTTCTCTTTTTTATTTTGCTCTGTTTTAACCTACTAGATATATAGAGAAATAAACAAAAGGAGGGAAAATTATGGCAATATTTAAAGAAGTTGTTAGAGGCGACGGAAGCGGAATAGCCGAATATTATAGAGTCCAAGATGGAAGAGTAATGAATGTTGACTACTCTGTTGTAACTAACAAACCAACAATTAACGGTGTTGTTTTAGCTGGTGACTTGACACTAACTGATTTTGGTGCTGATGGCGTAGTAGAAACAATGACTGGAGAAGAAATTGCTCAATTAAATGAAAATGCTAATACAATAGTTTTATGTACTTCTGATTATTTATATACTGATAGACAGGGTGTATTAACTCAGACAGAAAGAGGTACAATTTATGAAATAGCTTATGGAACAATAGTAGATAAAATATCTGTTTCGGGCTCAGGTTCTGGAGGAGGCGGTGGAGGAACTCCTCGTTCAAACTTCTCTGTAGCTGAGTCTGAGCTAGAACAAAAAGTATCGGTTAATGCTAGTGTAAGTTTAAAATATAAGTTTGTCACTACAGCTATTCCTAATACAGGTACAGCTAAACTATACGTTAATAATGTTCTTAAAAGCACCAAGTCAGTTGTTTCAGGAAATTCATATGACTTTAATGTAAGTTCTTACTTAAAAACTGGAATAAACTACTTTACTATTAAAACATCCGATAGCAATGGAGCTGAAAAGAATTTTGACTTTATAGTTGATGCTATACAATTAACCATATCTTCTGCGTTTAATACAGATACATTTGTAAATCAAACATTTGATTTTAGATATAGAATATATGGTGCTGGAGAGAAAACTATTCACTTTATATTAGACGATGTAGAAACTACAGAAACTACCGGTCTTACTAATGCTGAATTAACTAAACAATTTCAATATTTGTCTCATGGAGAACATACGCTTAGAGTATACGCCACAGCAACCCTGGATGACGGAGAGCTAAGTAGTAATGAATTATACTATCACTTCATTTCTGTTGACCCAGCGAGTTCACAAACATTAATCATGAGTGAGTTTAATACTACAGAGTGTACTGAAGGTGATTTACTATCAATTGATTACTTAATTTATAATCCAAGTGCTTTAATTGCCGACGCTCAGTTAATGATTAACGATGAAGTTCAACTTAATATTAAAGCTGATAGA